TGGCGAAAATAATATGGAAGTCCCTGAGTGGGCCCAATCAAATCAGAACGAACCAAATGCAGATAGTAACCTAAATGGCTTCGATGCTAGTAAATTGACTGATAAACAGCAACAAATGCTCTTTATGGCCAATACTAGGTATGACCCTACAAGTAACTTCAAGCCAGAGTCTATAGGCAATAGCTCTGAATGGTGGTTAGACAACCACTGGAGAGGCGCTGATGCGGATAGAAGTACACGTAAAGCTTCATTTGATGGGGATATGAATATATGGAACAGTGTTAATAATCCCTCACCGATAAACGTTAATAAAGCTTACTAATGAAAGCCCTGTTAGATATACTTAAAACAGGGGCTTTATTGTGTATATGCTATGGTTTATACTACTTATATTACATTTTACTGGACATATTAGCTATGATTGTAGCGCTTTATAGAGTGCAGGCAGGAAGTTTGATTTAGTGTCCTTTGGGGAAATAATGTGGGAAGGCTCCCTTATTATCTCCCTTTTTATATTTATGAATCTATTTGAGAGCTATAATGAAGAATTAGTGCCTGATTGTCCAGTATATTGTGACGTAGAGCACAAACACGAGGGGGAATATGAATTTAGATATGCTTTACAAGATAGCACAGCAAATGCCGAAAGATACAACGTGGTCCAACTTACCGCAGAAGATACAGACTGAACTCAGTGAGCTTAAGGGTGACGAGGCTATTGGTGGCTTGCTTGGGTCTTATCTTAACAATAAGTTTGGGGATAAGCTGGATATTGGCATGGATAGTGTTAAATATAGTCCTAATGACAATTCTAGCTACAGTTTGGACTATAGCCCAGGTAACATCAGGGTAGGCGCTAAGTGGAATTTCTAAAGTAAAGTGTATACTATTGATATTCATCATAAAGGTGACATAGGACCCACTACATACTCTGTGTATGGGGAAGAGGAAGCTAAGCAAAGGGGGGTGAATTACTCTTATTGGAAGGAAGCTGATGCGGGGGACTATGCTATTTCAGACGACGGGTATGTTGCTAAGGTTATTTCAAAACGTAACTATCCTCATAAGTCAGGTGGGATTAACATATACCTCCGCTTTCCTTGGGGCTATACATTCTTTAGTCCAAAGTATAAATCTAAACAATTAAATGTAAGAGGTCGCAAGACTAATGTAACCTTTACTGGTAAGAGTTATATCGAGGTCCAATCAGGACAAGATAAAATGAAGAATCTAGCAACTATGTTTGCACTTAAACCAGATTATGATTTGGCTATAGAGTGGGCTATGGGTGCTGTAAACGATATGGAGCGTAGAAAATGGAAACGCACCATGAAGTCGGAGATATTTAAGACTATGGTTAAAAAGGAACTTCAAGGTCTATTAACAGACCATGGATTAACTGAAGAATATACCCTTGATTTACTAAAGGAAGCTATTGATAAGTGTAAGGACAAGAACGATACTACCAATCTAATGCGTGCCGTAGAGAACCTACAGGATATGCATGGGATGAAGGATAAGCATCTTGTCAAAACTGTTGATAGGTTAGAGGCACATAGTGCTACATCCCTTATTGATGAATTAAGAACAGAAGAACAGGCTATTACAGCCACTAGAACCACTTATGAGGAAGTAGATGAGCCACACGAATCATCGTCGGAAGAAAGCTCTCGACAAGAAGATAACAAAGAAGTCGAATAATTTTAGTAAAAAGGCTGATAGAAACGCAAACTATCGTAAACATAGGCGGGTAGAGGACGATATACATGGACTATGAAGAAGCTTACGCTAAGAAGCAAGCCTATAAGAAACTTTATGAGAATATGGCTTTATTTGGCGTACATTGTTTTCCTACTGCATTAAATAAGGATATACCCCCTTTTCATGGGGAAGTGTACAAAGCCTTAGCTAATGATAGGCAAAAGAAGGTTGCTATAGCAGCCCCACGAGGTACAGCTAAGAGTACCACAACTTCACTTATCTTTCCTTTATGGAGAGTGGCTTTTAAGAAAAGTGATGAAGATTTATTTATAGTAATAGTCTCTGAATCGCAACAACAGGCTATTAACTTTCTTAGCCGTATTAAACATCATTTAACTAATTCTCATAGATTTAAGGCATTATTCGGAGATATGAGTGGTAATACTGCGAAACGTTGGACTAACAATGATATAGTGCTAGCTAATGGCACCAGAATTATCGCCGTTGGTACAGGGCAACGTGTTCGTGGCTTTATCGAAGGCGATACTCGACCGAATCTTATTATAGTAGATGACTTTGAATCGGAGCTGAATGCGTATACTGCAGAGGCCCGTACAAAGAATAGGAAATGGATAACAGAAGCTGTTATGCCATCTTTATCTGATGAAGGTAAGATAGTAATGATAGGTACTGTTATCTCCGAAGATTGCTTTTTATACTGGGTTAAGGAGGCTAAATCATGGCAAGTGCTATGGTATTCCATTTGGGATGAAGATGAAGTCCCTTTATGGGAGGCTAAGTTCCCTAGAAAGCGAATATTAGAAATTAAGAATGATATGTCGTCTGTAGGCAATATTAATGGATTTTATCAAGAATACATGAATATAGCACAGAGTCCTGATTCAGCTCCATTTAAACCAGAATGGATGAAGATGCATCATAATGACTTTGAGATGATAGATGGACAGACCTGCATGACACGAACCGTAGGTGAAGAAAGAACGATTATACCAGTAGAGGTTTATATGGGCGTAGACCCTGCCTCTTCTTTAGCAGCACATGCGGATTTCTTTGTTATAGCTGCTATAGGAATGGATTATGAAGGGAATAGGTATGCCGTAGATATCTTTCGGGAAAGGCTGTCCCCTGAAAAGCAACCTGCTAAAATAGTGGAGATGTATAAAAAATACAAACCTAGAAGGGTTAAAATCGAAACAGTAGGATATCAAGAAGCTTTGAGAACTGCTGTAAGAGAAATTCAAAAGGAGGAAGGGATTTATATACCAGGGATTGAAAAGGGTGTAAAACCTCGCAATCGTAAATCTGAACGTTTATTATCTATGGTTCCTATGTTTGCTAAAGGTCAGTTCTACTGGAGGCCGCAGGACTTGACAGGACAACAAGAGTTCTTATCCTATCCTAAGGGTAAGCACGATGATGTCATGGACGCTATATGGACCGCATTAGACGGTGCTAAGCCCTGTAGACTAGAGAATTGGTCAGAAACTGATAATAAACGCACAATAGTGAAAAAAGTTATTGATTGGATGGTACTATAAGTCGTATATTATGGGGATGTTAAATAATACAAATTCAAGTGATTCACCAGATAAGAAGCTCGTTGACGAGACCTTAGACATATTTAACACTTATTCGCAGAGCCGAGATAACTGGGCTAGAAACGCGAAAGAGGATAAAGAGTTTAGATTAGGACGTCAGTGGACAACAGAACAGGAAGACACTCTTATCAATAGGGGTCAATCTCCTATTGTTATCAATAGAATCCATCCTGCGGTTGAGTCGGCTAAAGCTATGCTTACAGCTAATCGCCCGTCATTTAGGGTAGCTCCTAGAGAAGATTCTGATAATAAGGTAGCGCAAGTAATATCAGCGCTATTGTCTTATATGTTTGACATTTCTGATGGAAGAACAGCGGTGAGACAGTCTGTAGATGACTATTATGTAATGGGTATGGGTATCATGCAATGCTATCAAGACCCAACTCAGGATATGGGTAAAGGAGAGGTTATTATAAAGGACATTGACCCTCTTGATGTATATATAGACCCTAATAGTAGAAGTAGATATTTTGATGATGCAGAGAATATTATTGTATCTAGGATGTTTACTAAGTCTCAGGCTAAGAAAATGTATCCTATGTATGATAAGGCTATTCAAAATGCCAACTCAGACCAGAATTGGAATGAAATAAGTACGGGACTAGCTACAGAAAATCAAGCAGCTACGTTCCCAGAAGATGTAGGACAAGTTCAGAATCAAGAATATGTACGTGGTTATGAGCGTTATGAGAAGATATTAGTACCTAAGTATCGAATATATGAAACATTTACAGGAAAAGAAGAGCTATTAGATAAGGACGAGTTTGCAGAGTATGCACAAAAGCCTGCATGGATATTCCAAGGTAAGCATATTATGACTGACCCAGAACAGGTAGAAGCATTAGTACAGCAAATACAAATGCAGCAACAACAAGAAATGGCTCAATTAGGTTATAGTGAACAAGCTGCTCCTCCTGAGATGGAAATAGAGCAAGTAACTCATCAGGACCTTATACAGAATGCCAAGATTAAAGTAGTCCAGACGGAAGTGTCGAGGATTAAGATGTGTATAATAATAGGTGACACTTATTTATATAGTAGAATACTCCCTACGGAGTACTATCCTATAGTCCCTTTTATGAATATACACACAAGAACACCTTATCCTACATCAGATGTACGTATGATTAAAGGTATACAACAATATATTAATAAGACACGCTCTTTGATAATAGCGCATGCTACTACAAGTACTAATACTAAAATACTTGTACCAGAAGGTTCAGTAGATATGGCAGAGTTTGAGCAGAAGTGGGCACAACCAGGAGTTGCAATACCATTTGACCCTACTGATGGTGCTCCTATGCCTGTTCAACCAACGCCTTTACCTAATGAGCTATACCATAATGAAACATCAGCTAAGTCTGATATAGACCATCAATTAGGTTTATACGAGATGATGATGGGTAACTCTGCAGCAGCGCCTCAGACTTATAAAGCTACTATTAGTATAGATGAGTTTGGCCAAAGGAAGATGAAATCTAAACTTGCAGATATTGAAGCAGGTCTTACAAGACTAGCTAAAGTTTCTTTTGCATTAATGCAACAGTTATATACTGAAGAAAAGATATTCAGAGTCGTTCAGCCTAATAACTCTATTGATGACTATGTCCTTAATAAGAAGTTAGTGGATGATAAGACTGGCGAAATTAAAGTTATAAATGACATTACTATAGGTAAGTACGATATAGTTTATGTATCAGGTTCAACGCTCCCAACTAATAGATATGCGGAGCTTGAATTTTATATGGATGCCTATCAGAAAGGACTTATTGACAAACAAGAAGTTCTTAAGAAGACAGAAGTATTTGATATGGAAGGTGTATTACAACGAACCGATGAAATTGCCCAGCTCTCACAAGCGCTGCAGCAAGCTCAAGAACAAATAAAAGGGCTTAAGGGTGACATGCAATCTAGAGATAGAGAAGCTGTTAACTTACGCAAGAAGGTGGAAGTCGAGAAATTCAAAGGACAGTTGGATGGTGTTGCTAATAAGAGCAAGGCTGCCGGACAAATCTTTGAGAAGAGACTCGATGACACTTTATCTACCGCTAAGCGCGATGTCGCTTTAGCTACTAAACAAAGCTCACCTTCCAGCGGTAGTGGAAGCAGCAAAAATAAAAAGGACAAGTAAATGGAAGATATTAATCAGGGTACCTCAACGAACGCTAATACGAATGATACAGATGGTGCATTTGCACCCGCAGTAGTTTCGGAGCCAGTAGTGAGCCCCTCTCAAAGAAATCTTACCGTTGAAGATGCGTTTTTTGGTAATACAGAGAATACAACAACGGATACCCCTCCCTCTCAGGAGCAGGCTCCATCAGTTGAGGCAATACCTCCAGCTCAAACAGATAACAGTCCTAAAAACGATGAGAAACGTTTTGAATACTGGCAATCTCAGGCAGCTCAAAAAGAGAACGAGTTACAGGCTCTAAAAGACCAAGTAGGGGCAGTGCCCCCGGTTGAAGCCGCTCAAGTATCTGAAGAGTCAGGCCAAGTTGAAGAATTTCCGCCCCCTCCTGTTAAACCTGGAAAACCACAAGGGTTCTCTCGAGAAGAGGCGTGGTCTGACCCGTCTAGCGCGAGTGCTCAATATCTCGACGAAGTCGAATCGTGGCAAGATACAATGGGTGAATATAACGGTTTAAAACATCAGTATGAGCTAGCAGTTATGCAAGATAAGTTTGAAACTATCGAAGCAGAAAAAAAGCAAGCCGCTGATATCCAAGAAGCTCAACGCCAACAAGCCAGACAAGCCCAAGAAATTGGTGAATATGTTACTGGCCATCATGGTATGAGTCAAGAGGAAGCCGCTGATTTCATGCGTACCATGGCACAACCCGACTCCGTCTCAATGGATAATTTGGTTGCATTATATAGACTGCAAAAAGGTGGTGTACCTGCAGAGCCTGTGGCTCAGCCGAGTGCTGCTTTTAGGCAAACCACACAAGCACAGCAAATACCTTCCCCAATGGGAGTGATGCCAGCTAGTGGTAATACCGGAGTCTCTGATGCTGACCAACTTATGGATTCAATGATTACTGGCTACAAAAAGGATAATCCTTGGTAGTCAGTTTAATACCTTAAGGAGGTAGAATATGAGTGCATTAGACGTACTTAGTACAGGCACTGGAGGTGCAGTAGGTGGTATTGCGTTAGGCAATGACCGTAGACTGTATAACTTCGGTGAAAGAGTGGCAGAACTGGCCCCTCAACATTCTCCTTTCTTCGTTTACTTATCTAAAGTAGCAAAGAAAGCGACTGATGACCCAGTTTTTAAATTTTTAGAACAAAGACACCAATGGCAACGACGTAACTTTGAAGTTACTACACCAGTCTCATCCGATGTATGGACTAAAGGAAGTGCTGCTCCAGACGATTTAGTTTTATCGTGTGGATATGATAGCTCTGGTAAAGTAGCTGCGTATGAGCAAGAGTGTAATTTTATATTACCAGGACAAGTTATTGCTATTTCTGATGATGATGGAGGCGTTCGTCAAGTTAAAATCAAGTCTGACGCGACCATTGCCACTCAGGCAGCTACTAGTTCTGCTGATGGCTATACAACAGTTCCCGCTGCTGATACAATCGTATTATCAGATACACTTGCTGCAGGAGTTGCTGTAGCTGACGGCAATAAGGGTCAAGTGGTTGGTTCTGCTTGGGCTGAAGGTTCTCAGGCTCCTGATGGTTGGGAAGATTCTCTTTCTAATTCAGAAGGCTATTGTCAAATCTTCAAAACTGCATGTAACATGTTCTCAGGCACAGCAATGGCAACTCGCTATCGTGGTGTAGGGGATGAGTTTAAACGAACATGGACAGAAAAGCTTATGGAACATAAAATGGACCTAGAGCAAGGATTCTTGTTTGGTATTGGCAGTGCTGGCGATTTAAGTGACCCTGCAGTAGATAGCAGTACACGTTATACTCATGGTATCGTACCTTATACTGAAGGAAATGGTAAAGTTTATAACTTTAGCTATGCTTCATCAGGTTATGATGCATTCTTGGACGCAATGGAAGACTTCTTCGCATTGGAATCAGGTAACTCAGGTAATAAACTTGTGTTAGCTTCTCGTAAAATTATCACTTACCTAAACAAATTAGGTGGTGGTTCTTTCATGAATAATACTGTAGGAGCATCTCAGTATAAGCTTGACATCAATACTATTCCTGGTTCATTTGGTCACCAAGTAACTATGGTTAACACAATCTTTGGTAATCTACATTTCGTAGCTGAGCCTCTATTGCGTGGACCTTGGGAAGACTATGCTGTATGTGTAGACATGAAAAATGTAGCTTATCGACCATTGGTTGGTAACGGCAATTCTCGTGATACTTTCATCGAAACGAATATTCAAGGTAATGACGAAGACGGACGTAGAGACCAAATCATCACAGAAGCTGGTTTGGAAATCTCACTGCCTGAGACCCATGCAATCTTGAAGTTTAGTTAAGGAGGTCTATTATGGCTGACCAAAGTAACTTAACAATAACTGGTATTGGTGGGGACCCTTCGGGGTCCCACCCAATCGGTAGTTTAAATGCTAATTGGACCGAAAGCACTGATGATAATGCTATGCGGTTTACAGGAACTTCTATCATGGCTGAAGTAGTTGCGGCTGGTTCACCCTATCATACAGGTACTGTTGGCAATTATTACAGTGAAGTATTGTGTGTTGGTCCTTTTATGGACGGTATGGCCTTTCAAATAGGTGCTACTGGTAATGCACAATTGACAGCTTGCTGGCAATGGTATAATCCTGCAACTAGTGGTGATGATGCTGACTTTGATAGTTCAAATGGTACATTTGGAAATGGTACTTGGACTGACATAGGAACAGCTGCTACAGACTACGATAATGCCCCCTTAAATGGAGCATTAGCAGCTGATGTTGATGCTTTAGAAAAAGGGACACTGTTAAGAGTTAAGATGGTAGCTACTGATACAGGCGCTGATGGTATAACTAATACTATCATTAACGTTGGGGTAGCTGCTGTTAATGCTGCTTATTGTACTGTTCCCTTTAGTCAAGAGGCTAATAACAACCTTTCTATGGTTGAACAATACTCTGGGCAGACAACTACTGGCAGTATCGGTGGTATCGGAGCTGACCCATCATAGTAAACAAAATGGTTATGAGCCCTTCGGGGCTCTTAACCTCTAAGAAAGGAAGTTAAAAATGGCAAGTGGAGTTAGTGCATGGGTTAACAACTCAAATGGGCATAGAAGCTCAACATTTACATGGCCTGCTGGAGACCATGCTGCTCAATATACACCTGATTATCCAGATGTGTTAAGAGATAGTTTTACAGTAGTCTTTAATCCAAGTGGGGTTAATTATGATGTAACTGCAACTTTAGCTTGGAATTTAGACGCATCTTATGATGGTGGTACAACATGGGTTAATGTTATTTCAGAATCGGGCAAAGCTATTGATGATGTAGCTTATAGATATTATTATGATAGGCTTATTGAGGGAGCATTACCAGCATTTCGTATTAAGGCTGATACCTCAGGACAATTAGATGCGGGTGCTGAAGCCTCATTAGAAGTAATAGTTATACCAAATTAATTGGCTACTGTAACTTCAAATAAGGTGGGTAAACCCATTAAAGGTGTACAACCTAATGATAGACGAAAGCATAATCAGGGAGGTAAAGGTAAATGAGTAATACTATACCAAATGTTCCAGGCAACTGGGCTCCCCCTATTGTTTTTTCATCACCTATCGCAACTAGGTTAGATGAGCTATTAGGGGACATACATTTATCTGGAGGCGAATGGGAAGTAGACTTAGATGGTATGTATGCTGCTGCTGTTGCAGAAGTGGCTGATTTATTACCAGCTGAAACTCTAGTGGACTATTGTGATGCACCAGTAACATTAACCATTGCTGATGACTCTATTCCAGTAACTGGAGAAAAGGTGTTGTATGTTCGTAGGCAAGATAATCTAATACAAGCAGATGGACCATTTTATGAGTGCACAGAGATTACTATATCACAATTCCAGTATGCTAATATAACAGATAGTATATATGCCGCTACAGTTGAAAGTCCTGTGTATGTAGTTGCTCCTTTTGAAGGAGAACCTACATTACAAATATTACCTCTTCCTGCCACAGGAGATTCAAGCCCATCGATTGGAGAGGTATATCTATTTAAATACCCTACAGCGATGCCTGAGACTGCTGTATCTAGTGTTGCTGGCTTACCACATCAATTAACGATGGCAGTTTTATTACGAACAGCGACCTATGTATTAAATGCTTATTTAGCATGGGCTGTACATGAAGAAGAGGACAATGAGATAGTCGCACTAGTGGCAGCTCAAATAGAATCTTATCAAGGAGCTTATCAAGCTGAAATGAAACGCTATATGGAGGGAGCTAACGAGTGAAACAATTAGAAATGATTGAACTAATAAAACAGCATCATCCTACTATGGGCGATACTGAAGCTAGAAAGTTACTCAATAGAGCGCTTGACAATTTTGCAGCTGAAACAGAGATACACGAGACTGTATTCACACAAGATACTGAAGCAGACCAACGCTATTATGCTTTGTCTGACAATGTGTTAAGAATAAAGCGTTGTATGCTCGATAATGTGCAAATTCCAAGATTAAAGGGGATTCCTGATGAGGATTCAAATTTAGCATGACAAAATTATATGCATGGTATATAGATAGAAACAACCTAGCCCTTGTTGAAAAATATAATGGTAAGTGGGTTACCATTCAAGATTCGGATAAAAAGATGCAAGTGCATGCTACGGCTATACCTCAATCTGGAAGCAATGAGTCTTATTTTACAGGTGACCCATTATGGCAATTAGAATCCGTACTTGAGATTCCCAAACAGTTTCATGAGGCATTAGTTTTAAAAGCAATTGCACTAGGATACCAGAAACCGCCTGATATAAACCCACAATTAAGTGAGTTTTTTACAGCACAATATTTAGATGCTATTAAAAGAGCAAAAACCTTTGTAAAATCACAGAAGGTTTCAACGGGCTTAATTAGTCCACAGGATTTTTAAGGAGAGCTTATGGCATGGTCTGAACTATCAACTACAAATACAACTAGCTGGACAGTGGGACCTGGTTACACAATTGGACCTGTACCTTCAGTCGATTGGACTCAAGGTATTGAGATACCTCCAGCTCATGTAGTAGAGTGGAAGGAAGAAGTAAAATTTAACCGTGTGGATGTAATTGTTATTCCATTTGCATTAGACAATCCAATACTTGTATGTGAAACTGTAGATATACGTGGGATTGTAATGACAGAAGAACTTAAATTAATACAATGGGAGGAACAATAAAATGCCTAACAGAACAGCAAGCCATGTGGAGGCCTTTAGTGATGCGGGCTTTACAACTAGCTTGGGAACAACAACAGTAACGAACGGAGAATTCACGCTTGCAGACTTAGACTTTAGCGGACTGGACACAATATATATAAGAGCGGAATATGATGATGGGAGTGAAGTACATTATTCTAGTACTGCAGCAGAGTTGAAGATATACGATGCATCTAATATAAGCCCAGCCATAGCATGCTGGACAAACGCTTCATTTGTAGGTGCTGGTGAGGGCATCCAGGCGACGATGTCTGAGAGAACATTCAGCGGGGTAATGGGAGTACATATTCCTTCAAATAATACAGTAACGCCAATAGATGGTACTGTTGGGTCTATTCATTTCAAAGTATCTAATGCCAGTGAAAGCACCAGTGATACTTATTCTGCAACTGCACCTGGTTTCGCAACTGATATTGGTGCTGGAGACGATTTCTTTCCTGCAGAATACCCTAACGCGACAATATCTGAGGATGACCCGTTTTATTCGGCAGTTTTTAACAATTACACGTTACCCGACACTGTAGCTCTAGATGATACAGTAAACATACTTAGTTTAAGTACTGCATGGACAGATGCCGAAGGCAATCAGACCGCCTTTGTGACACAGGGTAGTATTGTGTGTAATATGGTTAATCCTGGAGTACCAGAAATTAGTTATCCAGAAGGTAGCACTATATTTGCAGTGAATACCGTTTCTGTTACAGGCACATTACCGGTATAATCAATAATGCGACCTACTGTAGTAGTATGGGAAAGATACCAACCAATCTACGCGACGTGGATTATCAGGGGGTACGTCTTAGGAGGCCAACTGGAGGAGATATTTAGCGGATTAACATTGGTTGGTTGGGATTATACAATTCCCCGATGCGTGTTAGCATCGGGGACCCATGATTATAGAGTACGAGCCTATACAATTGGTACTGGTTTTGGTGACCCATCAGAAACGATAGAACTTACATATACTGCACCATAATGACTAAGTTAACTGTGGAACAGACAAGGGATGAGATGCACGATAAACTAAAAGCAATTCACAGGCGTACTGATGAAATATTGGAGCAGGTAAAGAAAACAAATGGTAGGGTAAATAAATTAGAGGATTGGAAATCTCAACTTGTAGGAGGAATGAAAGTTACTCTACTTGTCATAGGATTATTTGCCTTTATGATTAAAATGGGTTGGTTACATATTAGTTAATGGACTTAACTCTTATAGACCAATATGGGTTGCCTATAGCAATATGCATTGCCTTTGGGTACTTCATATGGAAACAGCAACACTGGATTCAGAAAGAGTTAGTTGAAGACCTTGATGATAACTTCAGAAGACTTGAGGGTATTATTGTTAAGCTTATAGACCAGCAGAAGATAACTCAACTTGATGTAAAACAAGTCAAGGGGTATATAGAAGGAATAGAACATATCTTGTCTAAGTTGACAGGAAATGGTCTAAGGAATAATAATAGATAACTAGGAGGATAGGATATGACAGGTTTAATTTCTATTGTACTAAAGAAGCTTTTAACTGAAAAGTTATTAAAGCAAGTTATGGGCGTTCTTGGCGACTACTTGGTAAAAAGTAGCAAGAATAAACTAGACGATATCCTTTGGGCAAAAGTAAAGAAAACTCTCAATGTTGGAGACTAAGGTCGCTAACATTTTAGGGTTACGAGATACCTTTCAAGACCCCGTTGACTTATTAGAGGAAATGGGGCTACGAGGGCAGAAGGTTTATAGAAATAAACCAAAGGCCTGTAGGCACTGCCACTCCACCAAGTTTGACAAAGTGGAACTATTAGCCATACACGATAAACCCGTGCTATGGGAATGTACTGAATGTTTATCATTGTATTTAAGGTACAGCTTGTCGTATATTACCGGCAAGTTTAGCCAAGTTAAACATCTGTGGACGGACGAGCTAAGCTGGGAGGTCCCTCCGCGCAGTCACTTTAATTAAGGTTTTTTAATATATGAAGAATGATAAGGGCGTTACTAAGCGCTATATTGTTACACCAGATAAACATGCACCATTGCACGACCAGAAGGCTATAAATGTCTTAAAGAAAGCAATAGAAATAGTCAAGCCAGATGGCTACATAGACTTAGGTGATTTTGGAGAATGGAACTCATGCTCTCACTGGCAGTGGAAGCGAAAAAAGAAACCACCATTGGAATATATTATTCCTAGAGTGGATAAGGATGTAGCCTCAGCAGTGTCTCTTATGGATGATATTGATGAATCCCTTGACAAGGCTAATGTAAAGATTAAGCATATGATTCAGGGAAACCATGATGAATGGCTTGACATGTTTGTTGAAGAACACCCTTACCTTGACTATAAATTTGACAAGGTTTTAGATTTAAAGGCTAGGGGATATAAATACCATAAAGCTGGTGACTATATGCATGTAGGTAAACTATACTTTTATCATGGACACCATTATGGCGGGCAGTATCATGCTGCAAATCATTTAAGAAAGCTAGGGACCTCAATAATGTATGGGCACTGGCACGGAGTACAGATGATGTCTGCTACGAGCTTACAAGGGCCCTTAGAGGCTTGGTCTATAGGTTGCTTGAAGGATATGTCCAAAGAGAAGAATCAGTGGCTTAAAGGGCGTCCTATCGATTGGGCGCATTGTTTTGCCATAGTAGATTTTCATAGAGGTGGAGATTTTTCAGTACAACTTGTTAAAATTGTAAATGGTAAGGCTCACTTATGGGGCGAATACATAAAGGGTTAATATGGCAAAACAGCTGAAAGAAATAAGAGGATTCGGAAAGGGGATAGCTAATTCAGTGTCTCCTGAGGACATGCCAGATAGTGCATCTCCTTATTCAAAGAATGTACATCCTCATTCAGCTCATGGTATATTAAAGGGTATACCAGAAGACAAGACACTAATAGCTGGTGAAAGTTTTACTAAGGGGCCCACTGGATTTAAAAATCTGGGAAATGCTCAACTCAATATAGAATATCTAGAAGATATAGATGCAATATCAATGGCCTATTCTGGTGATGACCATGTTTTAGTTGATGATGTTACCTTTACATTAACAGATGTTACTTATACGGGGGGTCCTGTGATACTACCAATTGGCGATGGAGTCAATAATATCATCAAGCCTGCACGAAGCACTACATCAAATGCAAATAGTTCTGAGTATGGATATTCCTTAAATACTAATTTTGCTCACGGGAAATATGATATTGAGTGTAGTTCAGGTCATTGGAATACAAAGAAACATATTTTTGCGTTACCTATACATAATTATCCTAAGATACATTGGAGAGAAGATTACACTTCAGTGCATCAGGTTATTACTGCAAGTACCAATCTATCTTTTGGTATAAAGATATGGACTGATGATGTTTATGGAACCAGTACTAAGGTCCAATTAAACCTTTATCATCTTGATGAATTGGGAAACACAATATTTGCCGATACTCAATACGGAGCGTGGGAATGGCTGAATCAAGCGCATACAGAGGCGTCACCATTACTGATTGAATATGCTCAGACAACAGGTGAATTAGATATTAGCGGTATTAATGTAGGAGATATGAGCCAATTCAGACTATCTATACAAATAGAAGTTGATGACGATAGACTCCCGGGATGGGCCACGAACCTGCCACTTGGATGGATAACTACGGAATACTTACCAGTTTTTTCAGTATATGGAGAAGAGTATTTCTTTAATTACAATGAATATCAAGATGATTTTATAGCTAGAACAACATGGAATAACTATCCAGTAGAGCATGCCGGACACTTTGGTATTGAGAATTTAGCAATGTTTTTTGGGAATGACCACTCCTATCAAATTGCACAGAATGCTTCCCATAAGTTTAGAGCCTTTAAAGAGGATATGAGTACCAGCCAGCTTGGGTCAGTTCATATGTTTATAGGTAATACACAAATTCCAAACGTGACTCTGCCCGCATGGGGTACCCATAGTTATACTAAATATGAGAATGGAAACTGCAGGCGCGTTGATATGTGGCTTATAGATACCAGTGAATCTGCAAATTGCATGCCAGTCTATTCTGAAAAATTTGAGTTAGATGACGGGCGCCCGCTAAATGCAGAGAATGGAGAGATATCAGGAGCAGGAGTATATCCTGCAGTTGTGCCAAAGACATTAGTCGGTCATACAGCATTTGATACTTATTATAATTGGCAGTTTCAAGGTATGGACGAACTAAGGAATGCTAATACTACTGTTGATTTTAGTGCATTTGCATTATCGCCATTGGGAACTTATAACCATAGTATGAGTGGTGGTGCACCAAACTGGCCAGATATTTCGCCAACATATTTTCTAGCTGGCTACATATCAGGTGGTTCATGGTTTGGCTGGAGTACAACAGATTATAATATTCAAAATGGTTGGGATAAAATTCCATATACTGCAAACAAACATATACCGGGTTATCCCTATCCGACATATAAGCATTATTATGCCCCTTTAACAGCCAACCTTGGACCTACAGGGTCTTCGGCTGACCCATGGGGTTCTTTTGAGACTTCGAATGCCCCAGGGTTACATATCGGCAGCTATAATGGATACTACGATACTAATGTACAACTTAAAACATTAACACCTGTAATTCATTCTAAAGTATCTGGGGGTAATGAGATATATGAATTTACTGAAAATAGTGGACAGGCATCAGAGTCATTATTAGATAATATTGAGGGCATTCATAGAATACGATTTACTGATACTTGGCTACCCGTAGGCATGATACCAACTACAGTAGCGGAATTGTTAGACACATATGTATTTGGGATAGAAATTTCACGTGATACAACTGTGATGGGTAATGTCGGAGAAATGGATGGAGTAAACACCTTTACAGCGACTTATGACAGCACCCGTAAGATTACTAAATATGTAGTAACTTTTGATGATGATACATTCGTTTCCCAAGTCACCGACTTTCCTCTCGGGGGATTGCCAGATGGGACAGGATATGTTCTAAAGGTTGCTAGAGCCACTGGAAGTATCACAAATCCATCCCTACTTTTAGAAACATCTTATTCACCATTTCGTTATACAACTGGGTGGAATTACTAAATATGGCAGTTAATAGTTTATCAGCAGAATTTTCAGCAGAGTATATAGGTGCCTATACAAGTTTTTCAATAATAGCTATTATTACAGATGTTAGTACGCCTACCGCCCCTACGTTTATATCAGCTTATTCTACTACATTAGAAAATGGCGCTTGGGTAAACTACCAGCAAACCCCTGACTGGATAACTGATGACTCTGGGCTCACTTTATTTACCCCTGATAGGACTATAAGCAGTACAGCTCAAGTAGCTATGGCCGAAAGGATAGACGGAGAGGATGGAGTGCCAACAATAAGTATATTATGGCCTCTTGCAATCGGGGCTACCTATTCAGGGTATGCTGTAGGAGATGTGTGGAAAATACATTATACTTTACAAGATTTTGACGCTTATATGATTTCAGCAATACATCACGAAAGAACGACAGACTTAATATATACCGATGCTACAGATGGTAGTGTCAAATTCTTTAACCTTGATGGCGAGCCTAATGCAGATGGACGTTATACTGAAGTACAGGTTGAGGACGTAACAGGCAGTGAAGGTGATACTCCTAGTAAACCTACTGACATGGATGTCTATAATAAAAATGTCTTTATAGGATATGGTCCTGAATCAGAACCTATGGTTACTAGGTATGTAAGAGCTCCTGGGGGTAAAGGGGCATATGAACTGAAGCCACTTGAAATAAGAGCCCCTAAAACAGCTAACTCCCCTGAAGAGAGTATTGATAAGGTTATAGACTCTAATCTTGAGTGGCTACCTGAAGGTGGTACTGAAGGAGTAGACGAAGAAGATATGTTTATAGGTATATCTGTTTCTGGTACAAAAATATATGCAATAAGTAAGTCAAGTTCAACTATATTAGCATCTGATGATATCCCTTTTCAGATTTCATCTATCGCCCCAGCCTATCGTTATAATTGGGAAAACAATGCTGAAGTCACTTCAATTGATATAATATATGTTGCAAGCTATACCAGTTTAAGGATTGCTGAAGTAGAACTTAACATTGTAGATGGAGAATTAGAGGCTACAATTAGGAAGGAAATAAGTGTCTCGCCTAAATATGATACTGCATACTTTCCAGAAGGCGCCTTAATAGGTGACATAGCTACTTATAAAAAGAATACAGGCATCACTTGGCATGATGGGTCATCTGAAACTGACGCGTATCTACCTGAAGATGTTATTATGGTTATCTCTGCGTTTAAAGAAACTGGTTTTGGAGAAGGTGAATGCCAAATATTCACAGGCAGTATTGCTGAGATGGAGAATGAGGGGCAATCAGGGTCTTCAATGTTATATACATTAGAATTACTTGATAGAAGTATACCTAATAACAAATGCTCTCTAATTAAGCCTGGGCACTATAAGTCCTACCATTGGTGGGGTGAAGTTAAAAGTAATGACAGGCATAAATTATATATCGATACAGAACGTGTAAACTTTAAAGATACTAAAGATTGGGATGGTGCATTTTATAACTACCTTGACTTGACAACAAAAGCTAAGAATAATGATGGAACATATAGTGGGGAAACAGTTGTAGTCACTATTAATGCATATTCTAGTTCAGGAGATTGGTGGCAATCTGCCATAGGAGGGCTACTAGAGATAGTTTTTACTGGATTGGCATACGCATGGTTAATATGTGGAGGGTTTGCTGTTCTATCAGCGTACGTCGCCGCAGGAGCTGTGGTAGGAGCAGCAGTGCCTACATTAGGACAATTTATTCTTGGAGAAGGTGTAGTTGCTACTATTGGTGTTTTAATCGATAATGCAGGAGAACATATAAACAAATATATGCAAAGCCTTACCCCAACAACCGGAGCAGATGTATACTTCCCATTAGGGTTTGACCCTGGATGGTATAGTACAGTTTCTATATATTTACCAAGATTAGGGTTAACGATAATAGAAGACTTAGATGGAGATGATACTACTTTATTTGAACCGTATGTTGGAGTAATAGCTCATTCAGATGCTAAATGGGTTAAATTTGGAGGAGTAGCTCAATATCAAGATGACTATTCTGGTGTAGTTGATTTGCATGCAATAGCATCTGCAGCTAATGGTAAAGTAGCACCGGTAGACTCATTCTTATATACATTTAATAATATGGAGTGGAGTGAAGACTACTTTGCTGCATCAGGTACATTAACAGCAGGATATACTTTAGAAAGATTAACTCAGATAGGTCCTACTGGGCCTGACGAAGCGGACAAAACAGAATTTGATGCAGCTTCAGGCGAATATCTGGTCGATGACGAGCCTATTGATACTTACTGGTTTAATATGTCAGCTCTGTCAAAACTATCTCCACAATATAATACATGGGATGGAAGTCCTAGAATGAGTTTAACTAAAGCTATATTCCCATTACCTCTTGATATATCTCAAGAAGAGATAGTACAGTGTGCTGTATTAGCCGCTTCATTTACAAGCGTATATTCTTCTAAGGCAGACCAAGTTCTTGATATCATTGACGCTACACCTACTGCAGGCAGTACTATACTTGTAGTTAATGACGCTGAGGCAGTAGCACTGAAAATAGCTATAAGCACACAAGATGATGATAATGATGCAGCAGAATTATATATCTTTGAGCTTCAAAAAGAGGATAATATTAGTAGTATCAGAAGTGAATTTAATACAAAATTCGTGAAGACAACCCCATCAACAGCGACTATGGAGTTGGGCGGCACTGCAACTGCAGCTACAACATTAGAGAATATGCAATCTACATTTGATTCTGGTGAGACCGAGATTTATACTGGAACTGATTATAATTATATAGCCACTGCACGCGGGATAGATAGACCATTACTATTCCCACTTATTAGCTCTACTTCTCCTGGAAATGAGATGGGAATTTTTTCATCACAAAATCTCGGATATCATATATATAGCCCAACTATAGCTGATGATGCTACTGATGGAACCCAAACTTATCCTATACAAGGCCAGTGGGGGCAGAGTGTCTATACAAGTATGGATTCGCAAAGTGCTTCTGAAGTAGGATTTTTCCAAGAAGGTAGTGAATATAAATATAAAATAGCTTATCTATATGAGGGTAGTTATATTAGTCCTTTAGGTAAGGGTGCCTGGTCGCATCATGTTGCGGAACAGACAGATGGTGTAGCTGTAACTGTAGTAATTAATAAGCCAGACCCTAGAGTTACCCATGTATTGGTCTATAGAAAAGACCCTAATACTGGTGCTTATGCAGAAGCTGCATCTATAAAATTAGGAAGATTTAATCAAATACCTACACCAGAAGGAGCTCCGATACAGTTAACTTGTACGGTCATTGATGACGGTGACGTATTAGGAACCTTCTCTGGGGACACTGGCTTAAGCGAGCTTGCCAAAAGACCTATAGTATATTACGAGCAATCGACAGTGCTTGGTGGAGTCTTATTTGCTGTAAATATTTCAACACCTGGCAACCCTCATGATGATATGTCTCATGTAATATGCAGTTCTAAACCAAATAATTTTCATATCTTTGACTGGGCTAATGACATCGCAATATTACCGAATATACCCACTGCAATAGCAGCATTTAATGGACGTATATATGTATGGGATGATGTAAATACTTATCGTATTAACCCAGACACCCGATTTATAGAAGATACTTATAATGGTGTTGGTTGCTTTGGCAGAAATGCATTTGTAGTAACTGAATATGGAATGTGCTTTGCAGACCATAATAATATATATTTACATGATGGCTCTAAGCCAGTGGCTATTGGGGCTCCTATTTTAACCTCTTTAGAATCATCAGACTTTAAGGGATGGCAAGAGCTTGAGAAGACTGGTATTAAAATCGGTTATGATGCTACAATTAATTCATATGTTATATTTGTTACATACGTAGATAAAGAAGCAGAACCAACTTTTAACGCAATAGATACAGAAGTTACATATTATTCTTACATAAATACTGATACTATAACTGATATTAGTGATTATATAGTCGCTTCCTCTACAACATATACTTTTACCAATACTTATGGTGATGATGGATTAATTAATACAGATATAGATACTATGGTGTTTACAAATGATGCTGGGACTGAATTTTCTCCAACGGATATAACTTATGACGCTGGAGAGACAATAGCTACAGTTACCATTACAGGGACAGTAACAGCGGGTGATGCATCGGTAACGTATGAGTACACTCACACAGCACAAGAACCTCCAGGTGGAGAAGGTATTACCTACACTACTGAGACTATTACTGAGTCACTGGTTACCTCAGTAGATACTTTAGGCGAGGGAACTTTTATATATAATAGACTGTCAGGGTCATGGACATTTTCTGATAGGTTAGATGAATATGGGAACCCAGCTCCAATATCTACCATTACGCAAGGCCCTTTAGGTGAAATCTATATGGCTGAGCCTACAGCAATTAAAGTTTTTGCTAAGTCTACTACCGCAACTAAACTATGGACGTGGGAGAGTAAAGAATTAGACTTTGATGTTGCCAATGTGAACAAGAAATTTAGTAAAATATATATTAGAGGCAAGGGGCTTTCATCTGCTCAGGAAAATTTTAAGGTTTTTGTTGATGGAGTATCTGTTACTTTTGATATAGATATTAAGGATAACGTTATAGAATTAGAGAAATTTGGTGTGAAAAAGGGTATGACTATACAAGTTAAGCTAATAAACCAAACAGGTTCACTAGAGGCTATAAGCTTCTCAGGGAAGCCTAAGAGAGTTAAATAATGCCAATAAGAAATTTAAAGCCACCTAGATATAGTGAAGACCCTTCAGTAGATAGAGTCTTTAAGCAGACGTATGATGATTTAAATATGATAATTAATGCGGTAAATGATTTCAATAACCAAAAAGAACACCAAGGTAAAGCGGGTGGCATTAGGGTTACTGACAAAGGATTACAATATAGAGATAGTAGTGGGTGGAAAACACTAATTGGTGGAAGGAGTAGTACGGGGAGTGATGAAGTTACAAGGGGCTCTTCTGATGTTGAGGGGCGTGATGTTTTATCGACCTCAGAACTTAATGGGAAGGTGCTTACAGCATTAGGAACTGATGCTTCAGGATGGCGTGACCCAGTGGACCCTACTAATGCAGTGATAGTTGCGGCAGTTGAAGCGGGTACAGACTCTAATACGTTCACAGATGCAGACCATACAAAATTAGATGGTATCACGGTCGGTATTTCTGATGGAAACGTCTTAGCCGCTAATGATGTAGTTGCAGATGATGATTTTTTACGCATAGATGGAACAGAAGTAGAAGGAAGAAGTGCTTCTGAAGTTAAAACAGATTTATCCCTAGGGAATGTTACTAACGATGCTCAATTACCTATAGCTGGTGGAATTATGTTAGGGCAAATAACACTAGGTGGAAATCCTACAAATGACTTACATGTAGCTCCTAAACAATATGTTGATACAATGTTACCTCTTGCAGGCGGTACTATGACAGGCAGTATTGATTTTGGGAATTATAGGGCACTGAATCTAGATAGAATTACATTTGGGTCACTTGGTGCGGAGGGAATCCTATTTGGACTGAAAGATGAAGATACTATGGCTTCAGATTCAGCGGATTATGCAGCAAGTCAACAATCTATTAAGGTTTATGCAGATAGCCATGCTAATGGCTCCGTTATTGGCTTGACTCATATGCAACCAGACCCAGGTGTTACTGCACAAATACATCATGGATATGGGGCTTTTTCTGTCCCAAGTGCTGATTTTAAAGTTTCATTTAATACTCCATCATCTGAGTCTGTAGAGATTGAGGCAACATTTAGGGCGGAGTATAGTACAATAGACAGGGGACTTTATGTAGCACTGTCATCATCTCAGGTTAGTTATACCTCACTTGGTGATGCATTTGAATATGACCAAGACACGATTGAATATTCCGATGATGAGCAGAATGAGTCAATGGTGACTGTGAAGTGGATTTTGGGAGACTCAGTCTTGGCAAGTGTGGGGTCATCAAACTCTATTTACATAGCCTTTAAGTCAAGCGGTCTATATACTTACATTAAATATGGAGCAGGTAGCCAAACAGGTAAATATTATCCTCCCTTAATAATAAAAGCAACAGCAATGCCTACACCTTTTACAGGGACATAAAAAGTATAAAATGAAAAAAGAACTAATAGATTATATAGGAAAGAAGGAGGAACACTAATATGTGGCCAACAATAATAGGCGGACTCTTAAGTATGGGTTCCCAATATTTAAATAAACCAAAAGAAGTAGATATATCAGGTCAACTGGAACCATGGAAAGAGCGGATGGGGCAGATGGGTGAAATTGGTGAGGATATGATGGATTGGGGAGGCGACCAGGCTGGAAGAGTCAAGGCTTACCTACAAAATCAAGCATCTAATGCTGGTTCTCAAATAGGTAATCAAGCCAGTAGAATGATAGGAAAATTTGGACAATATTCAGGTATTGCTGCCCAACAAGGCAGAGAAGCAATGTCGAACTCAATGTCTAAAGTAGGTGGACAATTCCTTGACTGGTTTGGCAAAGCTCAACAACGTGGCGCTGGTATTCTGGGACAAGTAATGGGTAATGAAAGAGCGTATGGTGAAACTATGGCTAATCAAGACTTGCTCAATCAATCTAATCAAGATGAAGCCCAAAATAACATGTGGGGTAGTGTAGGTGACTTTGGAAAAGGATTAATCACTAAAGGGCTAGAAAGTTGGGGTGGATAATGGCAGAAGAATATAAACCAGGCATAAAATATGGACCTAATAATCGAGCTCAAGTAGATTGGGACAGATATCAAGCAGGCACAGGAAGTCAACTTGACTACTCTCAAGGGGGGATTCAGGGAAATATGGCTAAAGATTCAGGCTGGTGGAACCCATTTGATATGGATTTAAAATATGATGAGAATGGTAAGCCATTTTTTGAAGAAACCTTTGGTGGGGACCGACAATATATTGACGAGCAGTACTTTCAGGACGACCCTGAATCTGGTAGTGTTGGTAAGGAAACCACTAGAAAAGAGGTTTTCAATGCAAAACAAGCGCTTAAAAAGGCGTCTAAGTTTAAAGTAGACCCAAATGAAATGAGTGACTGGGCCAAGATAGGTTATATGTCCGCACCTCATATAGGAAAAATACCTGGAGCTATTGGTAAAGGTGTTGGAGCGGTCGTAGGTGGCGCAGGTAACCTTATAAAGAAAGGTGCTGGAGCTATCATTGGAGGGCCTGGTAAAGCATATGATGCCTTAACAGAAGCTTGGACTAACCATACCAATAGAGATGAAAATAATCAGCCCATGACTAAGGCAGCAGTTGGTGCAGGCAATAAAGTATTTGACAATATGAGTGATGAAGACCAGAGAGCATACAATACTGCGTTTGGGCTTCCAAATTCTATGCCTGTAGCTGGACCTCCAAGCGTTGTATCACAAACCCCTACTCAGCAGCCTAATTTAAATAGTCAAGGTGTACCTATAGCTGGCCCAGGAACCAATGTTATAGCTGGCCCTCCACAAGGTGCATATAGTCCATTACTTAACAAAAAGAATGGGCAGGTTGGTGGACCGTTTGTGTTTGGAGGCCAGCAAACAGTAGGCTTTCCATATCAAAATGCAGGGCAACCAAGTAAAATGAGTATGCTACAAAAGGCATTACAATTTTTAAAATCAGAACCTACGTAAGGAGTAAGTTATGGCAATCAATTTCGGAATGATGAATAGACAAAGACTTGAGGGTGGTTCTCCCATGACTCAGGGCATTCACATTAGGTCTCAAGCTGAGATACAGCAAGAAGCCACTCAATCTTATATGAATAACTTATATAATAAATTCTATGATATAGGTGAGTTTTCTATTGAAAACAATGCTCCTAAATATAGTAAGGGGCAGTTTACTCCTGGAGACAGCTCGATGTCTCAAGAGTGGAATCAATACAAGCAAGTAGCTGGTAACACAGCTGACTATAAGCAGTTCGCTCAGTTATACAAGAATTTAGAGGATGAGCGTGGTGGTTTAATAGATGAAAAGCTAGCTAAAATTGAGCAGATGGGTTACAGTAGACCTGCCATAGAAGCTTTTATGAAGAGCAATCCTGATATGTATCGTGAGATATTACGTCAAGCAGCTAGAAATCCTGAATCTTTATCAGCAGGATATGTCATACCAAATAGAGGATGGATTGCTAGAGGATTGAATCAAGCTGGTCAATCTGAATTACCTACAATGGCTGGGCTTGCTGTTGGTGGAAGAGCTCTAATGGAAGGTGTAAAGCAGGGTTCACTTTCTGGTGCTGGAGCAGGTGCATGGAAAGGTGTAAAAGGGTTGGTTCCTTTATCAGGGCTTAACTGGGAAAAGGGTGGGAAGTTTATGGATGATGAGCTGGTAAAGAATTTAGGCCTTAAGGACGCCAAGACTGCGACAGCTAAATCCAAACGATTCCAAGATAAGATTAATAAGTTTAAAGCTGAAGACTTAACTAAATCTCGTAGTGCACGAGATGCCGCAAAAGCTGCTGTACTGAAAGTAGAAGGACGTAAAGGGAAGGTTGTTGATAAGTTAAAAGCAAGTATTAAAGCTCTTGATAAAAAGTCTCCTACATATGCCGCTGATAGAGCTGCATTAGAAGCTAAGATACTATCACAGCCAACAGCTGTATCAAAAGCACAAAAATCAATTGATAATTATAAAAAGAAACTTGCTAAATTAGAGGGTCCTGGCAGTGGCCGTTCTAAAGGCAAAGGCTCTATTAATAAAAAGAAGGCCGCAGTTGCAAAGGTTAATAAGAAAATTGCAGAGCATCAATCAATCATAGATAAAATCTCAGGCACTAGTGGTAAGAAGGGTAAAGAAGGCACACTTAAAAAGGCCATCGCAGCACTAGAAGAAAAGACAGGTGCACATGATAAGAGTTATAAGCAATTCCAAAGTTTAACAGGTGAAGCTGGAAAACAAAAACAAAAAAGCGCTATGAAAACTTTAGCAAAACTTAAGAAACGATATGGCGCACCGAAGTTAGTTGGTGCTGTAGCTAAGAAAGTTGGGTGGAAGAAGGCGGTATCATTACTAGGTAAAGGCGCAATAGGAGCACTTTTAACTGGCTCTGGAATAGGTACAGCTGCAGGATTAGCTATGGATGCATACACTATATATGAGGTAGTTAATATACTGCGAGCAATGACACCTGATGACTTCGAAGGTATCACCCCCACAAGTATCACTGCCCCAGCAGGCAAACTATAGGAATATAAATGAATCAACCAGGTCGAGCAGTAGAACCCAGTCAGCAACAGCAACAATGGAAGCCAGAGATGACAGAAAAAGCTCTGTCACGTATAATGGATGTCTATGATAAGACCCCATCACGGTTTTCAACTGAAGACATTGATAGGATAAAGAAGCATGCAGAGTTTTATGGCAAGACATTCTATGAAGGTGAGTTTCAATTAACAGAAGCTATTAAGCAGTTTGGTGCTGGCTTTATTGAAGGCTTCACTACTCTTAATGTAGCTGACCATCCAGATAATGAATATGAAGCAGTAGCTCGTAATATAGGGCACTTGTCTGGGTTTGCCCCAGGTATGCTTGCTAAGCCTTTAAATGTACTTGGGAAAGCAGTGCAAGCTAAATCATTAGTGAATGCTGCTCATAAACTAGGCGCTATTAAATCAATTCCTATGCTTGTTGCAGATAGGGTCACAAAAGAAACTTCAAAATTATTTACAAGAGCTGCTAAAGCTAGTACCGTAGGTAGGACTGGTGCCGTTAAGGAGGTCTCTGACTTTTTCCTTGGAAATAAAGCTAAGCATATTGTAGAGGGTGCCTTTCATTTAGGTGTAGCCTCTGGTGTTTCTTCCTGGCAAGGTGGAGTCGATGAAATGATTTCAGGTTTTATTGGTGGTGCTCAAGCAGGTGCAATGTTTAGATTAATAGGTAATCATCTTAAGGTGGATAATCCTATGGGAACTAAACTTGCTAGAGGATTAGCAGGGTCTTTATTTATGGGACTACCATCCACAATACGAGGAGCTACTACTCCTGAACAAGTTTATGAATATATGATGGGAGCTTACTTTGGTAGTAATGAGGTTAGTTGGGCTCGACATAGAGCTCTTAAAACTTTAGGCAAAATTGAGAAAACTAAAGAAGAAAGTATGGAAGACTATGTTAATACGCTTAAAGACCCTGAAACTATGGAAGGTTATGCGGAATTACCTGAAGAAGTAAAACCTATACTTAAAGAAGAAATAACAAAGCGCTATGGCAAGAATGCTGAAAATTTAGCTGCTGGTTATGAGTTATCTAAATTAACTGACCAACTATGGCAGGTTGATAAGAAGACCAAAAAGATAGCTGGTATGGAAACGACTGAAGAATATATAGAGGGTGAGAAGCGTCTTGTATTAGAAAAGGAGCCTAGTCTGCAGATATTATCTGGAGCTGGTCCAAATACAGAAGCTACTTGGCTTAACCAAGGTAAAGAGTATGGTTATAAACCCTTTTCATATAAGCAAGTTGGTGAAAAAAAGAACACTGGGCCTGATGTATTTGGCATCAATCTACAGCCTAGTGAGTTAGAATCCCCACATGTTAATAGAGCTATAAAAGCTGCTAATGAATCACTTGGCGCTAATCTAAATAATCTAATACAAAATACAGATTATAGCTCAAGATTCCAATTAAATAATATTAGAAAACAATACTATCTAGTGAACAGGGCTGAAGCTGTATATGCTGTAGGTGAGTTTGCTGAAGCGTCTAATAAAAGTAAGTGGGCAAAGGCTCGCCCTTCATTTGCTCAAGTTAAGGGTAAAGCTAAATGGGGCGTGCAAATGGCTATTGATATGAAGAAGCCTACATTTGTATACGATTTAGGGACTAAGAAATGGCATCAATATTCTAGAAGCTCTGGTAGGTTTAATCCAATGGAAGGAATGCCAAAAAGACCGCCTAAGATAATAGCTGGACTTGGCAATCCTGGAAGAGAAACATCTAGCGGTAAGTTTATTAAAGACCCTCAGGCAGTAAGAGCAATAGAAGAGTTCTTTGCACAGAATCTAAATAAAACTGCGAAGTATGCAGCATTAGATTTAAAGAAAGCTAGCGCTACTGGTAGGACTACCTATGTAGACTATGGTAGTAAAACAAATATGAAGCTGTCTACCTTTGACCAGTCATTCTTTAAGTTTAGAGGTAAGCATTTTAAAACTATTTCAGGCGCTTATGAAGCATGGAAAACAGGCGAGTATCGCGAAGGTTATACTAAGCTCACTGGATGGCAAGTTAATAATAGATTAAAATCTGAGAAGGGTGTTAAGACTATTGGTAGGGCTCGTAGAGAAGAATTGCTTTCTGAAATCATGGCTGAGAAGTATGATGCCGATAGAGATTTTTCTAATGCTGTTGATAGCGCTGGTAATATTAGAGTACCTAGCAATGACCCATTATGGGGAGAGCATTACACACAAATGCTGGAAAGCTTAAAGGGTCGTAGAGCTGCAGAGCTTGAAGCATCTGGTGAAGCTATCGAGTTTAATGAACGCTCTATACTTACTGAAGAAGAGCAAGTAGACCTCGATAAAGTTAAGAAGAAAATTAAAAAATTAGATGATAGTATAGAAAAACTCCATGATGAACTAGAGTCTAATAAGGATGAATTTGGCGAAGCTATTGACCTTGAACTTGATTCCGAAGCATCTGGAAAACTCAAAGAGGCTACTGCTGAATTAGATACTTATGTATTAAGAGAACGTACCTTAGAGAATAAACAAGAAGAATTAGAGACTGAACTAAGCTATCGTGATGAAGTGAAGATTCATGATGAGTCCTTATTAAAAGCTGAACTTGCCGATATACCGGCAGATGATATCTCCATGATACAACCTGGATTAAAAGCTGAATGGTTTACTAGAAATCATATGCCAGAAGAACTTTGGACGAAGGGTGCTACTAGTATTGAAGATGTACATGCAACACGATTTAAAATCATCCAACAAATAGAACAGATTTTTCAGAGGCATGTTGAAAAGGGGTCTAAACTTAATAAAGTTGACCAAATTATAAATGACATACAAGAAGATATAGGTGTCTCTTTGCTTGGTAAGAATGAAGCTATAGCAGAACTAAGACAATGGATTACTATGTTCAATCAAAGTATCCCTGTTAAGCACTTTAGAGCTACTCCTGGCCGCATCATGCATATTGAGGAAAAGAATAGGCAGACTAGCTTATCTGGGCTTAGAAAAGATATGAGAGAGCCATTAAAGATTATTGAGGAGGTCCATCATGAACTCACAGGCAGACCAGAGGAATCTGTATATGGGATACTTGACCATATTAGTCGTAAGGAAGAAGGTCAATACAGAGATTATGAGGTCAGTAGGTATAGAGAGCTTGATGATGTAGGTAAGGGGAAATTTAATAGAGAACTATCTGCTATGATAAAGTATATGGGTGTTAAAGATACCTATATTGATGGTAAAGGAAATCGTCGTAAAGGTGGCGGTGGATGGTATATGTATGGTGGCAAAGGTGATAACGATAGAATTATATGGATGAAGTATCATCCGCATATGCGTACAAATAGGCTGAATTTTGAGAGTCAATGGAATAGCTTATCTAAAATGACAAGTAAAATTAAGGATTTTAAAAAATATAGAGACGAAGCTCAAGCTGAATTTATAAAGACCTTTACCTCTGGAAACCCAAAATTTAAAGGTCTAACAAAGACAGAAGCCTTAGAATCCTTTAAACGCTCGTTTTGGTCCAATGTGATGTATGACCTTGCCTTGAATAGGTTAGAGCCTACAAGGGCTAATATAGAGCTCCTATTGACAAATAAGGGTTTTATCAAGAACTCAACTGCATTTAATAAGCGTGGACAAATATGGTTCACTAACTCATATCCTGGTGATAGAATTGCCATGGCCAAGGAGTTAAATGAAACTTATATAGATGCTGAGGGGGTTGAGCAAGTTGGTCGTGGTAAGCAGCCATTAGTAGAGAATGCTAAGGGTGAACTTGGCTATCAATATATAATTACAAGAGACTTATCTAAAGAAGTTGAAGATGCTATGTCTAAAGATGGGTTTTATTCTTGGGATACTATCAGAAAAACTACCGAACTATCAGAAAATGTAGATGGTGCAATTCTAGTTACTCAAGAAGTAGTGGATGCTATGAATAAGGATTTTGGTATGCCTCATTCTGGTCAAAATAAATCATTTATTATAGCAAGAAATCCTAAATATACAACAAGAAGTGATGGTACAGTTACATCTGAAGCTCAAGGAGCATTATTAGGTAAGTTTATGTTCCATACTGTTGGACTAGAGATGTCTAAAATGATGAAGGCTAAAGGCTTACATATGATTATGCAGGAATCAGCTGTCAAACAATTAGGTACACGTAAAGTTGGTAGATACTCTATTGAGAATGGTGAAATTAATATACATGACTCTGAACTAAATCACTTACTACCTTCTGAGGTTAAGGGTAACTTTTCTGTTAAGCAGAGTAAGCATATGCTAGAAGACCAAGCTATACCTAAACAACTATTTACTTCATTAATGCCATTAAGCTGGAAAGAACTTGATGCTGATACAATTAATGATATGTACTCATCTATTATCGGTGAGCGCATGGCAGGTGATGCAGTTGTTAATGAAAATGCAAGAAAATATATAGCCGCTCGTAAAGATGGAGCACTAGGCACCGAACTTGTCAAAGAACAAAATGCAATACTAAAAGACCTTGACAAATTAGGTATCGCTGAGACTATTGGATTATTGCAAGCCAATCATTCTGAGCAGATATCAGCTGCTGTATATCAGAAGATATTAAAACAATCTCTTGACCTAGTTAAGGAAGAGATGCGGGATAAGCAATACACTGAAGAAGAATTTAATGCTGAGGTTCTCCGATGGGAAGAAGAGAATGATGCTACTGGTAGACATATTAAACTGGCTCTTGAATGGGCTAGAGATAAACGCAAACAGGGCATGGAAGCTTCTGCTTTAGGTACAATGCTGCATAAATATGTTAGAGATTATCGAATGACTGCCGTCAAGAATTATATTGTTAAGTCAGCTACTAGACCTAAGATGGCTAATTCACTAACATCTGTTATGCGTCCATATGATGAAGGGTTACGTGTAGATTTAGATGGCGCTAATAAATGGTTAAAGAAGCTTGATGAAGTAGGTGGAAAAGCTATTGGTAAAGTTTTAGGTGAAGATATATATGCTGATGAGATATTCTTTTTAGATGATAAATATGCAAAGCGTAAAATTAAAACAGGTATCAGTGGTATAGACCATCCACGATTAACTCTTGGTGAGTTATGGAAGAATTATGAAGGTAAGGAATATGAGGCACAACCAGAAACTAAAGCGGCTGTAGAAGAGTTTTTTAATGCTGTGACAGTTCGTGTGCCTATGGATTCAATGTCAGGTGCGCAAGTGCTTCATTTTAAAGGCTTTACAGGTAGAGATGGCCATGGTATTTTACTTCATTCTAGAGCTATGAGAGCTGAAGGTGGCGCAGATTTAGATGGAGATAAATCATTTGTATTCTTTGGTGGTGAAAATGGTATGCAACCAGCATGGAAAGAGATGTATAAGTCTAATAAGGAAGAGTTCTATTTTGGAGAAGGGGCTGGCAGGAAGAAGAGACAGCTTGTGGGAGATAACAAAGAATCTAGGGTTCCCGCCTCAGTACATAAAAAGCAATCCCTGTATAGAGAGCTATTAGCTAAGTTTATTATTACTAAAGATACACCAGCTAATGACAAAAATCGATTAGCTAAAGCACGATATAACTCTAAAGCATATCAATACTCTCCTGTAGAAAGAATACGTATTTCTCAAGCTGCAGTAGATGGCCGTAATCAGTTAGGTCCAGCAGCATCATCAACTCAAATTATGCAGGCTGCATATAATGCGATTATGGCAGTCCCTGACAAGCAAGATAAATTTAGAATATCTGTTAAGGGGGAAAAAGACCATGTAAAGTCTCTTAAAACTGGTAAAGATGTATATAAATATAGAGAAATTGAACTCACTATTAAACCAAAAGAAACAGCTGATGATAAGTTGCACCAGCGTAACTTAAAAAGGGCTATGATTGGTTTAGCCTCTGACCCAATGGATGAACTTGGCTTAAAATCCAAAGAGAAGTGGTTTGAATATTTATGGAATGCTCACTTTAAAGTTGCAGATATGAAGCAGGTAGTTAAAGGTCGAGTAGTGCCTATAAAGAGCGGTATGAAATTTAAAATTGAAAAATCTCTCACTGCCAATAATCTCAAAGCTGGGGTATATGGAACTTTTAGGGATATTAATGATGCATATTGGGGTCGTAACTGGACAAAAGGTCGCAAGCATTCTATGGAAGAAATCAAAGAGCTTGGAGTTGGAGCATATTCTCTGGCAGCAAAGCCTGAGATGCTTAACTCTTTCTTAGGTAAAATCGGAGTAGACTTAGCGGGACTAGACTGGAGCGACCCTATATTTAATAGAGTTGATTTACCACAGCTCAATAAGTTATATGTTGATTTTGACAATGATATTGAAGGTTTAGAGTGGATGAAGGCTTTATTAGGACGCTCTTCATTAAAAAGTGTTATGTCTGATTACATTGTGAGGGTTAAGGAGAATGACCTATATACTCCTGAAGGATTAAGACATGCAGCTAAAACTTATAAGCGTTTTATGAGAATGATAAAAGGTACTCCTTATGAGAGTGACCATTATGGATTAAGAATAGCTAAAGAAGCTGGTGAAAAAGGTACTAAGAAGCGTAAGGAAATGTTAAGTGGGTTAAATATGTTAGCCGAGGACTATCTCATAAATGATTTAACTGATATGGTTACCGTTGAGCTAGTAAGGGATGCCATAAATGCTGGTAATGAGAGTGGTAAACTCTATAATGCAACTGGAATGAACTTTAAGGAACAGGTAGCTGAAATCTTTGGACATGTAGAAGCACTAAAGGATTTATCTTGGCTAAAAAACAAACAAAGAAATCAAATGAAGGATATGCTAACGGAGATTGAAGAGCAGGACCCCGATTGGATAAACTTTGAAAAAGAAGTGAAGGATGCCGTTGAGCAGGTTTATCAGGAAACTAAGAATGTTGAAGCTAAGAAGATAATACAAGAAATTAATAAAAAAATGTCTGGCCAACAGTCAGCTTCACTTGACCAAGTTGAAGTTGATAATAGGATTAGAGATTATAAAACTCAGCTTACACCTGAAGGTAGACGCCTATATGACCATTTAATGCTTGGTAGTTTACGTAAAGGAAATGTTGAAAAATTAGAACAATTTATGTACTCTAATAAGAAACTTAGCAGAGTAACTCTTGACGCTATACATGCAATTAATATGGAAGCTGCAAAAACATCTATGTCTAAGTTAGGATTCTTAAGCAATGCTATAGACGTAGTCCATGCTAAAGAACATATAGGTGCATTTAATGATAAGTTCTCATCTACATGGGAGCAACCTATGGATAAAGAGCTAAAGGCTGTAGAAAAGCAATCTGAGAAAGATTTGGTTGCTGAGAAAGCTAAAGAAGTTGGTATACCAGTTGAAGGAGAGACTGCTGATAAGAATCCTATAGCTAAGATGTTTGCCAATACAGGATATGAACACTTGAAAGAGGGTAAAATTGACAAAGAGTACAGCGGTGTCGTATCAGAAATAGCAACCATTTTAAATGGTGAAGGGCAGTATGTCAAGACCAAGCTTAATGATTTGGTTAGAGGTATATTAAATAAAGACTTAAATGCAATGAATAAGCAGGATTTTATAGCATTACGGAATTACTTGGTTGATATAAAGACAGGTAGTATCTGGCAACAAATGTTTGATAAGGATGGCCCTACTAAACTGGGTAAGCGGCATACTATGTTATTCCCTCGAGCTATTAATGAAGAGTTAATGCGAGATGAAATACAGCTAATGGAAAAAAAGGGTATGTATTTTGATTATTCTGGGAGAGGACAAAAAGGTACTATGTATGTCCCTACTGGCTATATAGGTAAACTTCAAAACTTTATTGGTCGTGCTATGGAAGAAGCAACTAATATAGGTGACGAATTTGTCAGCGACTTAAAAGAGCGAATGCTATTCTTAGGTGATATACCTCAAGGAGAAGCATTAAGACAAATAGCTGTAGCACAGAGGAATGCATTGCAAGGTGAAATTATTAAAAATGACGATAAAAAAGCTGCTATGGGTTACTTTAAACGACGCTCAGATACTGAAGCAGCTCATAATTGGCCTAAATTAAAACTACGTGAGTTTGTTGTTGATACTCCAGATGGACGTAAGAGAATGACTGGCGAAGAAGTTGTTAAGAGAATTAACGATGCTTATACTTCATATTTTCGAGAGTTCTTTTCATTTATAGAGGGTAACGATAGAGCCTTAGATGATTGGACTGTTACTGATATGAACATTGATAAGGGAGAAGTCCCTATGGTTGATGTTAAGAGTTTTTTAAAGCATTTAGAAACCCAGTGGATGGGCAACAAAACAGACAAAGCATTCTGGACTAACATAGGGAATGATGGCGTTCGTCGAGTTGCAAGAACTATGATGGCTGGAATGATGAAGAAAGACCCTAAAATTAGAGCTGCTTTTTTACGTCAGCCACATGCTGAAACAAAAAATATTAAGTTTGAAGCATACTGGCCACATATGTTGTTTGATAGAGTTGAGGCAAAGAAAGCTAAGGAAGCTGAGTTAAAGAAGATTATGGAAACTCCTGATAGTGAAATGACACAGGAACAGCGTAATAAAGCCCTTGCTAAGCTCATGTATAAATATAAAGCTGTTGACGGAGAATGGCCAACTCAAGATTTAGAAGAGTGGAATGTAGCAGATGAGATTGTTAAAGAAATATCTGATAAAAAGAAAGTTAAAGATGACTTAATCGATTACTTTAATCCAGATGAACGTAGTGGCTCTATGAATAATAGAATAACCCACATGGAAGGCTGGACTATGGATGAAGCTGCTGTAGATACATATACTAGGAGTACAGTTCAATCCTTCTTTAAACAATTAGGACAAATATTCTCAAAGCAAACTATTGAAGAAATGGGACGAGGCATGTATAAAAAGTGGGGGCCTGAACAGACAGATGCTTGGCAAACACATGCTAAATTATATGCACAGGACGCCCTTGGCAATCCGTCAAATATCCCTCAAAAAATATATGATAATCCAGTGATGAAAATTAAAGGCACTCCATATGGATGGTGGGCTGACAATAGAGTAAGGGATAGAATTAATAAGATGATGGATAAGATTGGTGTTACTAATATGGAATTACCAGAGAATATGCGTGGTATAGACCTTCAACAAGTAAGACACTTATCTAATCTTGAAGCTCAATTTGAAATGGCTTCATTGTTGGCGCATCCTAAATCTATGATTGCTAATATCTTTGGTGGTACTACCCACACTATTCAAAGTGCTGGGTGGAAGAACTTTTTAGATGCACGTAATCCTAAAGCATTAATGAAAATTAATCCAGAGTGGAAAACTATGGCAGATGCTGACAAGTTTGTTATTAGTCAAGGTGTATTTCCTGACTTCCTAATACATGATTTTGGATTAAGCAAGGAGTTTCAGAGCGCTAAGAACAAGTCTTTTATTGAAGATATATCTAGAAAGTTAACTAGAGACCCTGAACTATCTGAACAAACCGTTAGAGATATAGCTATTAAAAGTAATATCCCTAAAAAGCTTATGGAATTTGCAGCTAAGTTTATGAGTGTGCCTGAACGAGCTATTCGTAGAGATGCATTTATGGCTCACTATCTGCAGACTTGGCGTAAATTTGGTGGTGCTTTTGAAAGATTTGACCATCCATTCTTAATAGAAATGGCAAAGAAAGGTGTGAAAGCAACACAGTTTTTATATAGTGCCACATACAGGCCAGCCTTTGCACGGACAGCACTTGGCAAAGTTATGACAAGGTTTCAGCTATGGGGTTGGAATGCTGTAAGATTTAGAAAAGATGTTATGAAAGAGGCTAGTATCTATGGATTGATTCCTGGAACGGCTTCTTACGAAAAGTTTACTAGAATGGCACAGATTGATATTTTTGTGCTCGCCTTAGCCAATATGTTTGCATACTCGTTGTTTGACAACACATTACCAGCTCCTTGGAACTGGATGCAAGATACGGCTGATTGGGTATTTGGTGACGAGCAAGAACGAAATAAAGCTTTCTTTGGTGCCTACCCTCGACCTGTAGCTCCATTGCAAGTTATCAGCCCTCCCATTCTTCGTATGATAGCTCCATCCATTAGAGCTATGGTAGATGATGATTGGAGTAGGGTTGCTGAGTATCATGCTTGGACAATGTTCCCTTTTGGCCGTATGGCAAAGGACGTATTTGGTAAAAACAATATCATAGATAACCCAATAGGGGCTATGAATAAGGTTACTGGTATACCACTAGTAGGATTACATAAGGAAGCTCAGAAGAGGAAAGAGGGCGCTTATAAGGATGATATGTTATACCCAGGGTCTTATAAGAAATAAGAACTTTATAGAGTATAATTAGATTACAAAAAGGGAGACAGTAAGTTAGCAACAATCAAGCTAACTCACCATCTTTATCCCCAAGGAGAAAAACTTAATTCTTTTCGATTTTAGCAGACAGCATGTAAAGTAAATCGTCACGCTTACAATCATTGTGAATAGTAATAGATTCTTCAACCCACATCGAGCCATCTTCATCAATAAATCCATAAGATATTTCAATAACAGGACTGCTCCCGCCAATAAGCTCTTTGCAAACATCACAGTTACTAAATGATTTGTCTATATTATTTATCGTTTTCATGTACCATTCCCTTTAGAAGTAAAAGGTACACTATAGCATCTGTAATTCTACCATTAACACTTTCACGTTGAGATTCATGCCCTTTAATATAAGCTGAGATACCGTCAATATGCTTTAATAAATACACTAAAAGTACTTTTTCTCTAGAGATTTCAGTAAGTTCTGAAACTCTTTCAAAGTTTGCGAAGACATTATCTTCAGTATGAGCGTATTCTTTTTGACCTGCGTCACGCATTTTTGCAACTTCATCAAGCGCTTGCTTCATCAATTGGCACATCTGTTTGTGTGTCATTAGCTTCTGCCTCCTCAGCTTTTATTTTTGCCGCGTGTTCATCCATCCTACGCTTTAATTCTTTAG